AGGGGTTTAGTTCCAATACGTCTAATCTTACCACCTATTCATTTACTGGTGTAAGTATTGGTGCTGCATCTGCGGATAGACGTGTTGTTGTTTGTTGCATGTGGTCAGCATCGTCATCCCGAGCGTTTTCATCAGGGAGCATTGCTGGTGTTGGGGCAACTTTGCATATCGAACGTGCTCCCGGTTTTTTTGCTAAATGCGCAATTATGTCAGCGAACGTTTCGACAGGTACCACGGCCGACATATCATTTACTCTTAGTGGTAGCGCGCTACGCGGGGGAATTGGCGTATATGCGGTCTACGGTTTGGTTAGTAGTACGCCGCATGCCACTGCAGAATCGAATTTGTCCCTTACAATCAATGTTCCAGCAAACGGGTTATTGATTTCGTGCGGTATAGCAACTTCACCAGGCGCAGTAACATGGACTGGTGCAAATGAGGATTACGATTCGGCGATTGAATCGGCAGTGCAGATGACGGGCGCAAGTATTGATAAGTTAGAAACCGAGACGGGTCGTACTGTTAGCGCGACCCTTGGTGGTGCTAATTCAGGCATGTGCGCCGCAACATGGCAAGTAAGCGCCAGCCTTGTATACAATCCACACCACGTGCAATTACAACACCTGATGGTGAGGTAAATAAATGCCAGGGCGCATTTACAGCGCGCAGTTCAGCGGCCAAGCGAGCGCCGCGCAGGTCGACTTCTTCGAGCTCAACGCCCCCGCCGATGGGGTGGTCGAGCTGCTCGAGCTGCATCTCGGCAATCAGACCGAGGTCGGCGACACGCAGGAGGAAATGCTGCTGATCGCGATCAAGAGCGGTCAGACCACGTCGGGGTCCGGCGGCGCGACGCCGACGGCGGTCCCGCGCCAGCTCGGCGACAGCGCGTTCGGCGGCACGGTGGAGACGTTCAACACGACCAAGGCATCCGCCGGCACCATCGTAACGCACGAGGTGCACGCCTGGAACGTGCGCGTGCCGTTCACGCGCATCTGGACCCCCGAGACGACGATCATCATCAATCCGTCGGGGCGGCTGACGGTGGAGCTCGGCACCACGCCGGCCGACAGCATCACCTACTGCGGGACCATCGTCTTCCGCGAGATCGGAGGATAACCGATGGCGGCGGGCATCTTCCGCCGCCCGTTCCGGCCACCCCCGCCGGTCCAGGCACCTGCCCTTGCCACGTTCTCGAACGGCGGGGCGGTTAACACGCCGGTCTCGATCAGCGCCGGAGTGACGGCGGCTGTCTCCGGCACCAATGCGATCGGCAAGGGGATTTCAGGCGGCGTCCTGGCTGCCGCGGCCCTGCTCATGGCCGCGACGCGGGCGCTGTCGGCCAATGTCGCCGTAACCGCGCAGACGCTCAAGTCGGTGCCTCGGACGGTCTCGGCGGGCGTGACGGCGGCCGCCGAGACCGTCAAGTCCGCCGGCAAGGCGGTGGCCGCGGGCGTGACGGCGGCAGCCAGTCTCACGGTGGGGTTCGGCTTCGCGCGCACGATCGATGCCGGCGTCACGGCGGCGGCAAGCCTCACGCGATCCGTCGCCAGAACGCTGGCGCCCGCCGTTAGCGCGGCGGCGCAGATCATCAAGAGCATCCCGGTCGCCGTCGCGGCCGGGGTGTCAGCCGCCGGCAACATGCTGAGGACCATCGGCAAGGCGGTCTCAGCCGGCGTAACGGCTGCGGCCACTGTCAGCAGGACCATCGGCTTTGCCGTCGTGGTATCGGCGGGGCTCACGGCCGCGGCCACCCTGTCGCGCGCTGTAACGCGGACGCTCAGCGCAGGCGTGACGGTCGCAGCTACGGTGCAGAAAGCGCTGCCCGTCATGCTGTCGGCCGGGATCAGCGTGGCATCCACGATCGCGCGCGAGGTGGCAAAGGGGATCGCGGCCGGCGTCAGAGCCGCGGCCACCCTGATCCAGCATATCACCGACCTGCTGCAGGCCACGCTTGAGTTGTTCCGCGGCGGCGTATCGCTCGCCCGCGACAGCACGGCCACCGGCGAACATCCGGACCGCGCCGAGATCACCACCGGCGGCGTCTCGCCCGGCACCGTGACGAGGGAGCATCCGTCGCGGTCGCAGATCACGCGTTCCGGCGTCACCCTCAACCGCAATTCGCAGGCATTCGAATAGATGGCCACAGCCGAAGACATCGTGCAGCGCGCCGTGCGCCGCCTGGGTCTCGTCGATCCAACCGAAAGCGTCTCAGGCGCCGATCTCGACCATGGCCTCGCCGCGCTCAACGAGATGATCTCCTCATGGGCCGCCGACGGCCTTGCGACCGCCGACCAGACGCTGCCGGCGACGGTAACGAGTGGCAGTGCGGAAATCGCCGGCCTCGAGAGCACGTCAACCCTGGCCGTCGGCATGTACGTCACCGGCACCGGCATTCCAACGGCGACACTCATCAAATCGATCGACGGAGAGACCACGCTCACCCTCACCAAGGCCGCGACGGCGAGCGGAGAGACCACGCTCACCTTCACGGCGCTGCCCTTCGATGCCAGGCACGAGGCGGGCGTGGTCGCTATGCTGGCCGTGCGCCTCGCCGAGGATTACGGCAAGACGCCCGCCGCGGTGCTGGTCAGGGATGCCGAACGCGGCGAGGAGCGGCTGCGAGCGGCCTTCATGACCATTCTTCCGGCCAGCTTCGACACGGCGCTGACCCGCACATCCATGCGGGTCTCGCGCGGGGACGTGTGATGCCGGCCAGACTGGTCCCGATCTCGCTCGGCACCACGTCCAATCCAGGCCGCCATGGTCCGGAGGGCGTCGCGCGCCTCATCAACTGCTACGTCGAGCAGTTGGGCGAGCAGGGCAAGCACGGCTGGCCGGTGTATGTCATCGACGGATTGGCGCCGTTCGCGACCTTCACCAGCTCGGACGATGGGGTGCGCGCCCTCGCCGTGACGTCGTCGACGCTCTATGCGGTGTGCGGACGCCAAGTATACGCCGTCGACCTGGCGGGCACGGCGACGCTCCTCGGCTCGATCGCCACCGACGGCCTAACGACGATGGCGGTCAACCGGCGGCAGCCCAATCCGCAGATCGCCATCGTCTGCGGCGGCGAGTACTGGATCGTGGAGAACAACATTCTCACCAGGATCTCCGACCCAGATCTTCCGCCGCCGCTCGCCGTGCTCGAGATGGACGGGTATTTCATCTTTCCGACCCAGGCGGGCTCGGGCCGCTTCTACATCTCGGCGCTCAACGATGGGTCGATCATCGACGGGCTCGACTTCGCCTCTGCCGAGGCCAGTTCCGATCCGCTGCTGATCGGCGCGACGCGCGGGCGCGATCTGTGCCTGTTCGGAACGCGGTCGGTGGAGTTTTGGCAGAATACGGGCGGCGCCGATTTCCCCTTCGCCCGGCTGCAGGCGCTCAATATCGGATGCTTTGCGGCGGGCTCGGTCACCGAGTTGACGGCGCTGATCAACGGCGTGACGGTCGACAGCATCGCTTGGGCGGCGACCGACGAGAAGGGCGGATACGCCGGGGTCATGCTGCTGTCCGGCTATGGCGCGCAGAAGATTTCGACGCACGAGATCGACCGGCTGGTGCGGAACGATCCGGCGCCGGCGGCGATCCGCGGCTACGCCTATTCACGCAGCGGGCACGTGTTCTACAGCCTGGCGGGTGCAGCGTGGACCCGCGTCTACGATACCGTGACCGGCACCTGGCACGACGAGGCGAGTTACGGGAGCGCGCGCCGGCGACTGTCGTGTCATGCCCACTTCGCCGGGATGGACATCGTCGGAGCTGCGGACGACCCGAAACTGTATCGTGTGGCGGGGGACGTATACGACGAGGCGGGCCAGCCCATCGTCGCCACGATCCAGACACCGCCCGTCCATGCCGAGCCCTTCCCGTTGCAGTTCCACGCGTTGCATGTGAGCGCCATCGTCGACGACAATCAGCAGAGCTGGGCTCACGGCACGCAGCCGGAGCTGATGGTCGACTGGTCGGACGACGGCGGGGCGCACTGGTCGACACAACGTCGGATCGTCCTGGGCAGCCAGGGAGGACGGCTGAGGCGCGCGGTGACGCGCCGTCTCGGCGTGAGCCGGACCGGACGCACGTTCCGCCTCTCGTGGTCGGACGGCCGCATTCGCGGGATCATGGCGGCGGCGGCAGAGACCGAGCAGTGGAGGGTATGATGAACCGCAATGCCTTCGTCGCCGGACCAGCGCCGCGCAATGCCTTCATCGACTGGCTGCGAACGGAGGTGGCCAAAATTCCGGAGAGCCCGCACAGGCTCTCCATCCTCAATATGGCGCGTGCCGGGGCCGACACGACGCTCAATTGGCTCGATGCGGCGGACATGGCCATGCGAGGCGAGGCCCCAGGGACGGGCTTTGCCGGTACCGGCATCGGCCCGGAGGAGACCATCGCGCCGCTGGGTCTTGGGGCGATGGCGCCGCTCGCGGCGGTGCGCAACGCGGCCATCAGACCGTACGCGGAAAGTGGCGTCAGGGCCTCGAAAATGGTAGGATATGATCCTCGACCGGTAGCACAACGAGCGTGGGATGCCGACTATAAATTCGTACCTCGAAGCGATCCATCTGGCGTACTCGAGGAGAGCATTGATGGTGCCGCGCTCACGGCTCCGCACATCGCCGGACGGCGCCGACTGGGTGAGGGCGATGTGGGATTGGAGCCGCAGGCAATCGTTGCAGCCGCCCAGGGTCTGGTGCATTCCATCCAGCCCGCGACCCGCACGCAGATGCGCGGGGATGTCGGCCGCTACACGCGGCGTGTTGATGACGCCGGAGAGGTTCGTCGCGAGATCCTCTACGATCAGAACGCTTCGGATCGCGGCCGACCGCGCATCATCGCGCACGAGATGGGCCACGCAATTGACGATTTGGCAGCCAAGATCGAGCCCGCTGGCCTCATGAAGGAGCTGAAGCAGGTCTATCACGACCTCGCCACCGGTCAGCAGGGCCGCACCAGGCACCTCACGCAACCGGAACATCTGCGCTATCGCGGCGATGATGTGCGCGCCGAATACATCGCCGAGGCCATTCGCGCCTACATGGTCAACCCGAATTACCTCAAGAGCGTTGCGCCGAAGACGGCCAAGGCGATCCGCGAGGCGGTCAATGAGAACCCGCAGATCGCACGCGTGATCCAGTTCAATGCCGATCCCCGCGCCGCTCTTCCCGGCACGCTGATCCATGCGGAGGAGGAGCAGCCGCCCGCGCGCAATTGGTTCGCGGCGCCGTAGATGGCCGAGCTGCCGCTGCCCGACGCCAACGCGCCGCTGATCGACAGCCAGACGGGTGCGCCGACGCACGTGTGGTATCGCATCCTGAAGCGGATGTTCGCCAAGGTGGCCTCCGCGGAGACGGGGCTCGCTGCGTTGCCCGGTCAGTTGAGCCCCGAATTCGGCTCCTGGCTGATCGAGTTTCCGGACAACAAGGATTATCGGCTGATCGTCAACATACCGTATGCGGTCACGATCACGGCGGTGACGACGCGGTCGACCGCCGGGACCTGCACGGCGACGGTCAAGATCAACACGACGCCGCTCGGGGGCTCGGCCAACAGCGTGTCGACGACGGAGCAGACGCAGAGCCACGCGAGCGCCAACACGATGGCGGCCGGAGACGACCTGGTGCTGACGGTGTCCGGCAATGCGGGTTGCGAGGGCATGACCATCACCATTGCCGGCACGAGGACGCTGACGTGAGGCTTGGCACGGGCCTGATCGGCGGTCGGAATAGGCGGGTGGTGTGGTGCGCTGCGGCGGGGAACTCGACCGATGCCGCGACGCATACCTACACGGGGCTGTCCTTCGGGACGCCGCATCCGCGCCGCCACATCCTCGCCGGGTTCTGGGAGGCGCAGGGCGGTTCCAACTTCAACGCGCCGCACACCTGCACCATAGGCGGTGTGTCCGCCAGTCTCGTGGTGCAGAGCGGCGCGACCGGGGCCGAGGTCCAACAGGTATGGATTGCTCCGGTGCCAGCCGGCGCCAGCGGTGACATTGTCGTGCAGCGCGCCGGGACGATGATCTCCTCGGGGATCATCGTCTGGGCGGCATACGATCTGGTGAGCGCGACGGCGTACGATACGGATGTCGGCAGCTTCGCTCATCCGGCAACAGCGGCTGTCGATGTTCCAGGGGGGAGCCTTGCGATCGCCTTCATCAAGGTGGGCAACGCCGGAGTGACGGTCTCCTGGTCCGGATTGGCGGAGGATGTCGACTACAGCCCGGATACGGGGGTTCGGATGTCGGGAGCAAGTGCCAGCAAAATGGCTGCGCAATTTCCGCTGAGCATCAGCGCATCGAACAGCGGGAGCCTAGGCGGCAGAGTGTGTGCGGCATCGTTCGTCTAAGAGAGGGCAGAGCATGAGCTTCTTCGGGGACTTCTTCGGCTCGTCACAGCGCCGGGACATCAACAAGGGGGCCAAGACGGCAGCCACGCTCTACCAGCAGGGCGCCGCTGAGGCGCAGCCCTATATCGAGCAGGCGCGCGCCCGGCTCGATCCCTACGAGCAGACGGGGCGGAATGCCTTCCTGCGCTACGGCGAGGCCCTCGGGCTCGGCGGGCCGGAGGCACAGCGGGCCTATCTCGCCGGATACATCGAGGACCCAACGCAGGAGCTTTCCCAGCGCGCCGTGGCCCGGCAGATGGCGGCGCGCGGCCTGACCGACAGCGGCACCTCGCGGCTCGCTGCGGCGCGGGTCTGGCAGGAGGGCTACAACAACCGGCTCAACCAATTGGCCGGGCTCGGCCAGCAGGGGCTTGCGGCCGCGGGCCAGCAGGGCCAGTACGACACCGAGATCGGCAATCTAAGGTTCGGCACCAAGCAGCTCCTCGCCAACAACGAGATCAACAGGGCGAATGCCATCGCCAACACCCGCTCGATCGGCGTCAACAACCTGCTGGGGTTGGGCGGTCTGGCCGTGTCGGCCATGACCGGCATGCCGCTCAATTCGTTCATGCGGGGGACGAGGGCCTGAGCCATGCCGACCTTCCTGCCGCAGGCGCAGATCGAGCCGCCGCGTAACGCGCTCATCAACTTCGCTCCGCTCACGCAGGCGATCGAGGGGGCCAACCGCAACGCGTTCCTGCGCGATCAGCAGCAGCTCGAACGCGACAGGTTCGCGTTGCAGCAAGAGCAGATGGGTCTGGCCCGCCAGAAGATGCAGCGGGATCAGATCAGCGAGACCGTGCAGCGGTTGGGCCGCCGGGCGCAGGCCATCGACGCGCTGCCGCCGGGCGATCCGCGCCGCGCTCAAGCATGGGCGGCCATCCTCAAGGAGCACCCGAACGCGGGCGGTCTCGAGGCCGTCTGGCAGGACCCCGTACAGGGGCCTAAGATGCTCATCGCCGAGGCCGGCGAGTGGATGGATCCGCAGAAACGCGCGCTTCTCGAGGCGCAGGTCGAGCAGGCACGGGCCGGCGTCGCCAACATCCCGTTGCAGCGCGAGCTGCTGCAGGCGCAAATCGCCCAGGCAAAGCAAAAGGATGTCATGGCGGAGATGCAGGCCGGCGTGCTCGCCGAGGTATTCCCCGGTCTGCGACGCCCGCAGGCCGTCCCAGCCCCTGCCGCGCCGGCACAGCCCCCGAATGGCGCAGCTCCTGGCGGCGCTACGTTGCGGCCCATGGGAGACGCTGGCGGATCGGACGACCCGCTGCTGCATCAGGCGCAGGCGGTGGCTCCTGAGGCCACGGCCCCGCCGGCGCCGGGTGTCGCCGACCGCCTCACCCCGGCGCAAAGGCAGGCGATGGGGCTCGCCCTCATCGGCAAGGGTGACGCGGGCAAGATCCTGCTCGAGGCCGACAACGCGAATAAGTTAGCGGTCGAAGCTAAGAACCAAGTCGAGAAGGACATGGTTGCCTCCGTCAATCAGCTCGCCAGGATCGAGCAGATAGCGGGCTCGTTCCAGGACCGCTTCCAGACGCTCGGCGGCAAGGTCAAGAACCGCTTCAACTCGTGGGTGGACTACATCGACCATACACGCCGAGGCCTCAATCCGGCGGACCGGCAGGAGCTGGCGGAGTTCACCGCATTCCGGCGCGACGCCTTCGAGAACCTCAACCGCTACATCAAGGAGATCACCGGCGCGCAGATGTCGGAGGCCGAGGCGCAACGCCTGATGCGCGCCATGCCCAATCCCGGCACGAGTCTGTGGGACGGCGACAGCCCGACCGAATTCCGGTCGAAGATGGACAGCGTGCTGCGCCAGACCAAGCTTGCCCTCGCCCGCATGGCCTATCTGCGCCGGCATGGGTTTGCCGGCGACGGCACTGCCGCCGAACGGCAGCTCCCGCTCGAGCGAATGGAGGGCATCATCCAGCAGCGCACCAACGAACTGCTGCAGGAGGCGTTGCGGGCGAGCCCAGGAGCGCGGCCCGCCGACGTGGTGCCGCTCATCCGCCAGCGGCTCAAATCTGAATTCGGGATCAGCGCATGAAACTCGATGGCGTCCAACTCCTGTTCGGTCCGGATGACGGCGCGCTCGAGACGGCGCAGAGCGCGCCCATCGCGCGTCCGGCGCCCATCGAGCGCCCGCCGTCGCGGCTCGAGCAGTTCGCGCCCCGCACGCCGGTCGATACGCTCGACGGCCTCGATCTGCTGTTCGGCGGCAAGGGCCAGCCGCCGCAGCAGCAACAGCAACGCTCGCCGCGCGCGGCGGAACCCTCCTTCTGGTCACAGCCGCTGCGCGCCACGGTGCAGGCGATCCGCGGCCGCCAGGATCCGGCGTACAAGGACGTGCCGGAGTACGTTCACACCGGCGATGCCGGCGTCTGGCGCCTGCTAGGCGGCAAGCTGTCCGGTGCGAGCGACGAGGCATACGGCGACATCATCGCCAAGGACCTCGGCGACCGGCTCATCCGCCGTGAGAGGGATGCCCACGGCTATGAGATCGTTGTCTACCGCGGACCGGACGGCGCGGAAAAAAGGGCCTACGTCAACAAGCCGGGGCTCGGAGGAGAGGACGTCAACCGCTTCATCGCCGGCGCACTGCCATATGCGATGGCCGGCATGGGCG